CCACAAGTACTATAGTAAACCTAGTTTAACACCTAGGAAGGGCGGTTATGCTGTACCCTTATTACATACTGCTTTATTAACGCAGAAACATCCTTTGCCATAGTATCGACTTCCGGACTATCCTCAAGTTACGAGCGTTCGTAGAGCTTGATCATTTTGATTTGTCAAATCAGTGTATTGACGTTGTTGGCACACCAGTATCCAGCCACACGTTAAATGTAACCTCAAGGTGAGTCGAGCTGTCTCGACCAAACTGAGCCTCAGTGCCTATGTTAGCCTATAATGTTTTAAGTTGTTGTGCCGGTATTTGCGTGACTTTGTGTCTGGGTAACATACGGTCCCGAGGGAGTTGTTATATACACTAATTATACATTGTTTTAATAATCAGCTTCAAACAAGGTCAAAACCTTATTTCTTGTTTTTACTATAACAGAAGAGTACTGTGTTGTCAACCATTCTTAAGATGTTCTGTCAAAATGCGTGAGCTACCTACTCTTACGTTAATAATGCCGTTGTAGTATTCATCGGATTCTAATACTCTACGGTCGAACTGTTCCTTTGCTTCTAAGTAACTTAATACTCCTCGGCTAGGACAGTAGTGTAAAATTTGTCTAGTGAACTTGTTTTCACCTAGTGTTAAGATGTCAGCATTCAAATGATCTGAAGAACCCCAATAGGTTTCCCAATCACTTTCTTTAGTGCCTCGTCTTTTATTCTTTCTTCCTTTAAGCGGTGGTTTAGTTGTTTTAAACCTTGCTAACTTCTTACCTATGTACTTGCGGTCGTTAGTAGTATTTGTAATTAAGTATACAAATCCTTCAACGCCTTCTGGAATCTCTGTGACTACTTTATTATTGTATGTCCATGGGACATTACTTTTCTTCTTTGTACCACTCATTTATTAATCTTTTAATTCTGTCTAATGTATCTATTCCTATAGTTACTTGATCTATTGTATTTGGAGCATGCATTAATACATACTCTGGATTATTATAATCTTCCAATTTTAATTCTCTCTGGTCGTTGTCCAGGTTATGCATCAATTACTTCTATCTCAGTATTAAATGTAGTGAAGCCGTTTTCTTTTGTAACTTGCAATACGCTGTTAACACGGCCTACTAATTCATCACGATGAGATATAAGTAAAATATTCTTATGCCTATCACGTTCCATTTTCTTAAGAACTCCTAATGCACTTTCCACACCTACAGTATCCATTCCACTGTCAACTAGTTCATCAATGCAAACTAAGTTAATAGGGTGATTCATGCTTTCAAAAACATCTCTAAAACTCCAACTAAGGCCAAGTATCAATCTGTTACGTTCACCTCTACTTAAATTGTCAAAGTCTAAATCCTGTCCTAGCTGTGTAATAGTTATAGTAAGATCGCTTTGGAACTGTACCTCATGTGGTAAGCCTAAGCGTGTAATATAATATTCTAGACGTGTGTTTAGGAACTGTAGATTCTGTTCAATAATTTTCTTACGTATAAAACTATCTTTGTTAGTTAACAGTTTTAACAAAAAGTCTTGATGTTCTTTTAGTTCCTCAAGTCTATTTACCTCCAGCCAACTTATCTCTTGCATGCCAGTTTCATTTAATGAAACAATTTGGTCTACATATGGATCTGTTTCTTCGCTAGTTGTTTCTAGTAAACGCTTATTAGATGCAATCTTATTTTGATGTTCATATGCTTCTTTTAAGCTATTATATTCAATACGTGGTGCATCGCCCAACACGCCTACTTCATTAAGTGCAATTTTGTATTCTTCAATAGTAGCATTGTCTTTGTCAATGTGAACTTGACTTTCTGCTACTGCTTCTGTTTTACTTTTAATAATTTTTTCATGTGCTTCGTCATGTAGTTCTTGTCCACATGCATAACATTTTTGTTCTAATGTAGTATCTAGGTCTTCTTGTGCTTTGTCTAAGCGTCTTTGTTCACGTCCTAAACTACTTGTAAGTTTAGCAATTTCTGCATTTAATGTATCTATTTGTGTTCGCTTTTCATTAAACAATGCAAACTCGCCGTGTGCTAATAACTCTGCTTCAATGTCAATATGTTCTAATGCATTAATCTCACTAGCGTATTCGTTTAGCTTATCTTCTTGTTTATTGGACCAATGTGTTTGTCTACGCTCCAAGTCCTTGATAGTAGAACCAATACGATCATTGGCTTCTTGTGCGCCTTTGATACGATATGATTCTTCTGTTACTCTATCCTTTGTACCTTTGAGAAGCTCTTTAAGTATATCAGCTTTCTGACTTAGCTTTGTAATACCTAGTAGCTGTTCAATCATTTCACGCTGATCATTAGCTCGCATACTTAGGAAAGGTTCTGTGTACGTATTTAATGCAACAATGTGTTTAAACATTGTATGACTCATACCAAGCACATCCTCAATAACCTTTTGACTCTGCCTGCCTTCGCCTTGCATCTCATCAGTTACACCTTCGTTACTATCAACATTGTTAACAAGTAACTTGAATATGTTTTGCTTGCGTCCACGTTCAATACGATAACTAATACCGTCTTTATCAAAGTCAACAGTGACTAACATGTTCTTATTATTAGTCTTGTTAACTAAGTTATCCTTTTTAATATTGTACAATGCATTACCATACAATGCATAACTTAGTGCATTAATGATGGTTGTTTTGCCTGTACCGTTACGTGAACCATCTCCACCTAAGTCAATGTTGTTACCTAACACAAGTGTTAGTCCGTGTACATCAAAGTGGATAGCCTGTGTGACGTTACCCACACTCATAAAGTTCTTTACAGTGATATTTTTAATTTTCAGCATGTTTAAGTTGTCAGTCCTGTATAAATGTCTACTAAAATTTCTTTCTTAATAGTATCGCTTTGTACTGAATCAAGTTGCGTTAATACAATTGTATCTACGTTTTCAACTTGTATATCAATACCTTTGTTCCAGTCTTGCGTGTGTTCTTCTTTCTTACTTGGCATAAGAGCAATCTCACGCAAATCATATTGTTTAGCAAATGTTTCTTTAATCAAGTTTGCTTCTTCATATGTAATGCCAACGTCTAAGCTAACACGTGCATACGTTTTGTTAGAAAGATACTTGTCTGGATTATCAATAAGTTTACTAAGCGTTAGTGTTCTATATTTTGGAGCCTCTGGCCAAGCAAGGTATTCAATTGTGCCATCCCAATCTAAGAACGTACAGCCCCTATCATCATCCCATGCATCAGCATAGTTGTGAGGGAAGCAGTTACCAGGATAAATTACATTACCTTTTACTTGACGTTTATGGAAGTGTCCACTGAATACTTTCTCAGGTCGAGAAAGATCTTCTGCTTTAAGTCCACCGTGGTCGGGCATTTGTACAAGTGCGTTCATGTAGAAGCTTGGTAATTCAAAATGACCAAACATATACTTACAATCAATTTCTTTTAGCTTCTTCCACTCATCATCACACAACCAAGGAATAAACGCAATGCCATCTTCGATAAACATACTTTCATTAATCATTCTGATTTTAGGAAAGTCTTGAATCATAGACAAACTATGTATCTCACGTTTCTCTCTATAATACAAATCATGATTACCTGTAATCATAATAACTTCATCAAAGCTATCATTGAGCTTACGTAAATTACTTGTAGTATAATTTAATGTACTAACGTTAATACTTGCTCTGTTATGATGCCAGTCGCCTAAGAAGAAACATTTTTTAATGCCTCGCTTATGTGCTTCGTCTATCATCCAAGTAATGAAGTCTTCACAATCCTGATTATGATGTCTACTGTTATTCTTCATGCCGAAGTGTATATCAGTAAATATTACCGCTTTATCAAAAAACATTTATTCTCCAGTTGGTTGGGTATCTGTGTCTTCTACATCTGTTTCAGCATCAGGTACTTTGTACGTTGTTACTTTCAGTGTAGGGCTTTTTGCTTTAAGTGCTTCTTCACGTGCTTCGTGTGCTTTCCACTCAGCGTTAAACGTTCTAGTATTACTAGGGTTCAATCCTGCTTCTTCAAGGATGTCATCTCTAATATTCTGGCTACGCTTTTCTAAGTTTAATACACGAGTAAAACTATTGTTAATAGCGGCTGTGTAATATGCAAATGGGTTTTGAGATTTAAGTTCATTAAACTGCAAACCAATTTGTGAAAGTTGCAATAGTGCTTGTCCACGCATTTCATCAACATATGTATATCCACGCCAGTTACCACGCATACTATATCTCTCACAAAGTTTAAGATACATACGAGCTAAGTTGTCGTTAGTCTTTCCATGGTCCACGCTAAAGTGTCCATTGTCTCTACCACCGTTCCAATGTGAACGTGCTACTTCTTCTAATGTACCTTCAATCATAGCGTAGTGCTTAAATGGTGGGAAGTTACATTTAGAATGCAAGTCTGCAACAGTCTTTGGTTTGTTTTTTCTAGCTTCTTCTGGTATGTGCTTAAATGTCATAACTCGCATAACAATTTCATTATCGTTAATAGTTGCAGTGTCAACAGCAAAGTCTGCAGCTCTTGGCTTAGTCTTTTTACCTGTTAACCCTTTTTCCCAACGCTTAACTTCTACTTCATGAGCCATTTTTTGTAATCTTGTTGCTCGGTTCTTCTTTGCTTCTTCTTTGATCTCTGAAGTGATTTCGTCTAAGCTCTCAACAATAATATCGTAATGAGTATAGTTGTCGTCTCTTGTCCAACAATAGGACATCTTGCTATTATGTATCTCTCTTAACATATCTTTATTGGTTAAGTAGAATGTTCTCTTTGGTGCCGTCATTATAATATTCTCCTGTTACAGCTATTATACACGGCCTTAGTAGGCTTTGTCAACCGGTTTTATAAAAAGGATAAATACTACGAACGGAGAGTAGTATCATGCTAATTGAACAAATATTAAAAGAAAGTGTCGCTAATATAGCTGTATTTTACGGCGGTCGCTTTCAACCAATGCACCAAGGACATTCAGATGTTTACAAGCATCTGTGTAATAAGTTTGGTGCTGACAATGTATTTATAGCTACAACATTTAGTCAGAAAGCCATAAAAGCACATGGTAAGAACGACTTTAGTAGCGACCCATTTACATTTGACGAGAAAGCATCTATCATGAGTAAGATGTTTAACATACCAGGCGAGAAGATTGTTAATGCTAATCCATACAGACCAGACCTTGCAGTTATAGGAAGAGATCCTGCAACTACAGCAACTATTTTGGTGTATGGTGAAAAAGACGCTAACAGGCTTGCCACAGGCACAGGTTTCTTACACAAACTGCCAAATGATATGGAAGAACTAGTACCAACTGCAAATGACAGAGGTTACGTTTACGTAGCACCATTAATGCAGGGTGGAATGAGTGCAAGTTCTTTTAGAGAGATTATGTCAGGCGATGGTGAAGAAGACGACAAGAAGAAAGCATTTATACAGTTTTTTGGAAAAGATGATCCAAAGGTATTTGGCTTTATTCAGGATAGGTTACGATAATGGCAGGCGTAGAAAAGAAAGTAAGTTTAGTATTAAAACAACATGGTAAGCCGTTTACGTTAGATGGCATACTTTCTCCATTGGCAAACATACATGGTGTAGAGTTTCCATATACTCCTACTATTCAATTTTCACATCAAACATCATATGGTACATACGATGTTGCTGGATCTATATATCAACAAAATTATTACATGAACACTCCAAATCCAAATATATCAATTACTGCTATGTTCTCAGCCAACACAGTAGCAGAAGCACAATACACAGCCGCTGCTTTACACTTTTTTAAAAGTTGTACTAAGAGCGACTTTGGTGCTTCGAGAATGTCTACAGCTGGTACTCCGCCACCCGTATTAAGATTTAATGCGTATGGCATGCTACACGCTTCAAACGTTCCGTGTGTTGTTAGAAGTTTTAACTACACACTACCAGAGGATACTGACTACGTAGATGTGTTAGTACAAGGCGAAACAGTTAGCATACCGGCGTTACTATTAGTATCATTAGAACTAGTACCACAACTTCCACCTAGAAGTGTCAAGAATGACTTTAACATACGAACGTTTGCAGACGGTTCTGCACTCAAAGGTGGCAACCCTGGAGGATTTATTTAATGTCATATAGAACAGATAGCATATATAGAAACACACCAATTATTAATAACCAATTCCTAGATGTACTAGCGATTGATAATATTGATGTAGTAAATACAACCACACGTTCAGTTACAATAGAATTAAGACATGCCAACAAGCCAGACCTATTAGCACACGAGCTATATGGTAATTCAAAACTATGGTGGGTATTTGCATTGTTTAACCAAACAAAATTAGCAGACCCAATATTAGATTTTAATGAAGGCGTTGTTATCCAAGTCCCAACAAGGTTCGCATAACATGTCAAGTGTCAATATAAACAGTAGAAATTTTAATCCACTAAACCTCAGGACCGTTAATGGGCCTGCGGGTGCTTGGGTAGGTAAAACAGGATCAAACGGAGGCTTCACTACATTCTCACATCCAACGTATGGTGTTAGAGCAAATGCATTGAACCTATTTAAAAATCAAGAGAAGTATGACAATAACACTATAGCTAGTCTTATCAGCAGGCATGCACCAAGTAGCGAAAATAATACAGAAGCATATGCAGACAAAGTGGCAAGAGACTTAGGCATAGACAAAAATGCAACCATACCAAATTTACGAGATAACCCTGCCTTTACAAAGAAGCTAATGAAGTCAATGACAGAACACGAAGGCAGTAAAGGAAATGTGTTTACAGATCAACATTTTGAAACGGGTATTGGAATGGCTAATGGCAGTATTGCAACAAATGGTCTAAATTTATCTACACTTCCAACTGATTTTGATGAAGGTCAATTTAACAATGATGCAAACCAAAATAACCTTGGCCAAGGGCCACAAACACCATCTGAAGCAGAGTTTGATGAATCTGGGGGAGCATTAAATAAAGTTACTACTACTCTTCAAAACGTAGCAAAGGATAATTGGATGAGTCTAGTAGATACTCCGCAATATCTGTGGACATTATACATAGTTGATACTGACGTATGGAATACGCCATCACTATTACATGGTAATGATAGTTCTGCAATTAATTCAGGTAAAGCAATAGTTGTTGCACAACAGGGTGTTACTACTCAATTTACATTAGATAACTTTGCAATGGTAGCAATAGTTACACCAGGACAAGCACACGGTAATACTACACCAGGCATTATACAATTTGATCTATTTGAAACATTAGGTTTTACTTTACTAGATCAGATTCTTAAAGCAGGATTAAAGCTAGGGCAGCCTGGAAACTTACACGAACAGCAATATATTTTAAGATTAGAATTTGTTGGCAGAGATGAAAAAACTGGAGGTAGTGTTAGATATCCAGGTACTTTCTTTTATCCAATTAAATTAAATCAAATTAGAAGTACAACAGGACCAGAAGGCACACGCTACAATATTATTGCGTGGTCAATTATTAAACATGCACAAACACATGCAGTGTCAGAAGTTGATATTACAATGCAAGGCATTGATCAAGTATCTACCTTTGCAAGTCTATTAGAAACAAACGTTAATAAAGCCCAATTAGATATGATGCCAGCACATTTGACTGACCTGGGGTTTATACCAGAGAAACAAATTAAAGTTAGATTTGGACCAAAAGCCAACCGACGAGGGGTACAAGGATTAGCAAACTTTAACTTAGAAACCAAGCCTTGGGCTGGCGCTGCTAATACAGCGTCCAATGATGGAAAGGCGGTCGATCTTAGTGGTGTCGACGGGCAAACTATAACCCTAGACACTAAAACAGCTATGGGTACATTTATAATACAATCAATAACAAAGAACTGTCCAAAGTTTGCATCTTATGTACTTGAAAATCAAAAGATTGGCGATACACCACATATAGTATGTACGCCTACTGTAAGATATATAACAAATGCTATGAACACAAGGAGAACAGCCGTAACAACTCGGATGATACTTGATGCTGAAAGAGAAGCTGCAAGACCATCAGCGTTAGGTGGTGGTGGCTCAGATGTTGGAGGCGCAAATGCAGTTGGCACTGGCACAGGAGCTGATGCATACAACAAGCCAACAGAAATTACATTTACAATTGAGATTGGAATAAACAGCACATCTCCTGGCGAGAAACATCGAATAACTTTTGCCGATACAAAGTGGCAAGTAGATAAATGGAAAAGATTACCAATTCAAAAGGCATACCAGTATCAGTACACAGGATTAAATACAGAGGTACTAAACTATTCAATTGACATTGAGTCGTTGTACACAGTAGTTAGGATACCACAGGGCGGGTACTATCATGCAGATAAGAAAGAACAGTTTACCCCAACTAATGCTAAAAAGATTACTCCATTCTTAGAAGATATACCATATGACAAGATACCAATAAATTACAATGACATGGTAAAGTATACAGATCAAGCAGCTGGTATACACGAGCAACGAAATAGTAGTAATGAAGGATCTGACGCACTACTTGCATCCATGGCTGGTGATATGGCAAAAAGAGAATATGATGCATACGGATTTAGTATGGAAATAAAAGGCGACCCTTATTGGATGGGCGGAAGTTTACAAGCAAGCGTAGATGGCCCACAACCACCTGACTATACTTCAGAAGATGCATTAATAACTTTTTTACAATATAATCCTAATGCAGAGGACTTGCTAGAACATCAAGAACGCGGCCCAATAGATCTTGTATCAAGTGGTGTATATAAATTAACATCAATTGAAAGCAGATTTCAAGGCGGAAAATTTACACAAACATTAATAGGCTATAAAGATACTACTACAAATAGCTTTTTAATATTACCACAATTAATAGACATGGGAAAATAAAATGGCAGGATATATATTAAATGACGGATACAATGTTTCACGCAAAGGCAAACAGTCTAGTGAACACAATATTAATACACTTAGTGGACTATACATTGGTGTGGTTATGGACAATGCAGATTCGTTGAGCTTAGGTAGAATAACCGTACAAATATCAGACTTTGGATCAAAAGATAACCAACGCATTTGTATGCTAAGTACACCGTTTGGTGGGCACACAGCTATTAAAGATTCCGGAGATGACGAAACTAAAGAATCACAAGCACCAATGAGTTATGGCATGTGGCCTCAGCCTCCAGAGATAGGAACTAATGTCGTAGTAGCATATACCGGTAGCCAGGAACAAGGAATTGTTATGGGCAGTCTAATAGCGAAAGATAGAAACGCTATGATGGGCGGCAAAGCTAGTGGACAGGTTTATGCAGGTACAGATAAGAGTTTAGGACCTATGGTTGATAAAAATCCATACGATCAGAATGATAGTGACACACGACCATTAGATGAATACCAAATGGCTGTACTCAATGCACAAGGTCTAAGTTTAGATTACGTCAGAGGACATAGCCAAAGTAGTGCTAGACGAGAAAGTCCAAGCAAAGTGTTTGGAATAACAACACGTGGCGGCCATGTGTTAACACTAGACGACGGTGATGCATCTGGCAACAGTCAAAACATTAGACTACGAACTAAGGGCGGCGCTCAGATATTAATTGATGATACAAATAATTTTATATTTGTTACAACACAGAACGGTGACACTTGGTTTGAAATGAACGAAAGTGGTAAGCTAGATGTATATGCTAAATCTGGAATAAGTTATCACACAGAAGGCGACTTTAATGTACATGCTAAAGGAAACATTAACATGCAAGCAGAGCAAGGAGTTAATATAAAAAGTTCTGGAGCAGACGGTATTAAGTTAGAAACAAGTGTAGGTAGCATTGATATCTACAGTGCATTGGATATGAACATACAAGCCGATGCAAACCATAATTTAAAAGTAGCAGGAAACATAATTGCTAAAGGAACAAGAGTAGATTATAATGGACCAGTTCCAGCTGATGCTAAAAAGACGGCAGTACAAAATCAAAGTGCTAACGCAAGTGTAAAAACTAGTGCCACAAGCAGAGTACCAGAGAAGCATCCTTGGTTAGGTTCGGAAGGTGTCCAGGAAACATTTACTACTGGTAAAGGGAATACAGCCTAATGGATTTTAAATTAAATAATG